AAACAGATGGTTGCAGCTCTTGTTGAAAAGCTTCATCTGAACCAAGAGCTGCAACCATCTGTTTGCGCCATTTTTCACCTCTTCCGGGAACATCCCACCAATCGATTCTTTCAGCATGCCAGCCGTTAGACTCTTTTTCTGCACCAGAATATATTTCGTAAAATTTGTTACCGGTGCCGTTTGGGGTACTAACCATAAATATTTTTGTCTTTTTACCAGACGAAACAATTGGAATAACGGATTTCCAAAACTCATCCATAAAATGAGGATCAATAAAAGCTGCCTCGTCAATACAAAGAATAGAAGCCGTATCGCCACGAGCAGCAGTCGATGTTGTGGTTGAAATACCTATACTAGAACCGTTAGCAAATGTTACACCGGTTTTACCATACTCTTTAACACCGGGTTTAAGATAGTTGGGTAACATTTCATAAGCCATCCTTATTCTCTTAAAAATGTTAATGGCAGTATTTTCTTTATTGGCAACAATAATAACTCTTTGGTCGTCAAAGAAGCAAGTGTTCCAGAGTGCATATATCGTGGTAATTGTTGTCTTACCGCATTGACGGGAGGCTAGGACACAAACAAACCTATTGTCAGCAAGAGACTTAAGAGCCCGTTTTTGAGCCTTATAGAGCTCAATCTTCATTTTACCTTGATCGAGGTTTACAATCCAAAAATGGTTCTCAGCAAAATGTATAATATTCTCTTTGCATTTTTTGAGTTCTTTGACCATTTTAGGGGTCCACTCAAACTGTGCATCCTCTTTTGGTACATTTTTATCCCCTCTATAGAACTGAGAATCATCTATAGGGTTTTCTATTATAATATCCTCGTAGGGATCTTTTAATACATCTTCTTTTTTTGTCACAGAGTTATTTAACTCTGTGCATTAATAATTCCTAGGAGTGTTGTACGAAGATGTTCTACTAAAGCGTCTTTATCGTGCGGGTTTGTTGCGTGCATTATAAACATTTTTTCCCCGTTTAAATCATACCCTAATACCATAAACGCCTTTAAAAATTCTGATATCATTCCGTCTAGGTGTTCAAGGTCTTTTACTTTATACTGCTTTATTTGAGCAGCATCAGCAAAACGAAGAAATGCATTTTTAATAACTTCTTCGACTTGAGCTAATTGTTTTTCAGGAAGTATATTTTCTTCAACAGAATTGAGGGCACTTAGGCCAAAAGACTCTGTTTTCTTTTTACGGTAACTTCTCTTAGTAGGCTTATTTTTATTTTTATCACTTTTAGCCATACCGTTATTATTTATTTGAATGGCTAAATTTCTTATTATACCCAGGTGCTTTATTATTAATGTTATATTTGACTAAATGTTCAACAAGAACTTCAAAAGAAGAAGTAGAAATTTTTAAACGGCCTGGTATTCTTTGATCACCGTCAGTCAATTCAAAGTATGAATCACCGTAAAACGGTTCATTAATAAAACATGTACAAAACACTGAAGTAACCCCTGGGTCAATAATAATCGTCCATGAGCGTGGATCAGCATCATTATATTCAGTAAAAAGTTTATGAGCGTAATAACCTGAATCTCGTAACCGCTTTAACGTGTAACCAAGTGTGGACAATTTATTTGACATAATAAAACTTATACCGAAAAAATTATTTTACAAGAGCAGATATAATAAATTTTATATTAACATCTTTTTCCTCTATTTGAAAAAGTGTTACTTTAAGTTCATTATTAACCTTTACAGTAAATTCATTGCATTTAGTTCCAGCAAGTAACCGAATGTTTTCTAGATTAAGTGGTAAGGTGTTCTTTATATTTTCCCCTACGAATTTATCTGCTACAAGATAGGTAATGTTATTAATATTTTGTCTTTCCAAATCATTTAGCTCACAATACACCTTACTATCTTTTGTATAAAAATAAAGTTTATCAGAGTCTGTAGCAATTGAACTGCCTTTTAAAACATCATTAAATTTTGTATTAGGGAGAAGAAATGCAGTATCATATTTTAACTGTTTAATCTTATCTGGATTAACAGGGCATCTTTGCATGTAACTATCTTCTAATAAGAAATAATTAAATTTAAAAGAAGGTGTTGTATATTTTAGATGATTATTTTCTATAGTAAGTGCAATATTGTCATGATCAATACAATCTAAAAGTCGAACAAACTTTTTAACATCAGGAAGATTAATACGGGGTATGCCTTTAATTGCTGTATCAGTTTTATAACTAGCTAAAAGAACAATAGAACCATCTTGAGAAGCACAAGTAGTGAATATTTCATCATCATTAAATGAGATAGAAACGTTATCAGCTAGTTTACTGATAGGTGTTAAAAACTTTTGAAGAAAAGATTCTTTATTGAGAGACAGAATGTTTGTCACGACTTAAAATTTTATCTAATTTATTGTTAATAGAATACAGGTAATCAACAATTAAATCAAGCTGTTTAAGTGACTTTTTCTGTGTAGCTTCATCTAAAAAATCAAAAGTAAGTTGATTTGGATTTTGGCCTGTAAAAGTTTCAGGTACAGGTTGAGATGTTGTTTGAAAAACAGGTTGTGCTTGATTAATAGTATCTGGCGGCAAAGGCATCATCTGCTCAGCCATTCTTTGAGCATGTTGAATCATAGCATTCTGTTGTCTTTGCTGATGTTCTTGAATACCGGTTAAAAAACTTTTAGGGTCAAGTTTTGTAGCTGGCCCTGTAGAAGAATGTTGTATAGTTTGGCTATCAACTTTAGCAAGCTCAGAACCTGCCATTTTAGCAACCAAAGCTGCAGCGAGTTGATCTTCAGTAATCATGAAGCGTGGCCTTTGTTATTTTGAGCAAACTCTACAAATTTATAAAATTCAGCTCTAGATTGATCGCTTTTATCTAAAAAGGCTCCTGACATTCTAGCAGTTCTCATAGTAGAATCATGTTTAATACCTCGATTTGAACAACATGTATGATTAGCTTCAATTAAGACAGCAACTCCTTTATTTTTTTCACAGACCTGATCTATATATTGATGAATCTGCATTGTTAGATTTTCTTGAACTTGCGGTCTACGTGCAAACCAATCAACAATACGGTTTAATTTAGACAAACCAATAACTTTGCCTGTCTTGGAAGGAATATAAGCAACGTGCGCTACACCCATAAAAGGCGCATGATGATGCGAACACATTGAAACAACTTTAATGTTATTTTGACATACCATACCATCATAACCATCAACATTTTCAAAGGCTGTAACTTTAGGTGGCTCAGTGTAACAGCCCATTGCTAAATCTGTAACAAAAGCCTTAGCAACCCGACGAGGTGTATCAGCGCTGTTTGGATCGTTCCGCCAATCAAAGCCTAAGGCGTCTAAATATTGTTCATATGCCTGAGCTCCCTTTGATACTAATTCTTCTATTTCTTCTGGTGTATGAACTATATTATGATTAGCGTATTGGAGTTTCTTTTTACTTCTTAACATAAATTAGAGGGAAGCCAGGAGTTCTTTGAGTTTTGCGTCCGTATCATCTACGACCGGTTTTTCGTCCATAGATGGTTTTGGCATAACCGATTGAGCTGTTGTGGTGCTTTTAATTCCTTCAAAAATAGAATTAAGAGCTTCATCTTTTTTAGAGGTAGTAGTCTTAGCAACCGGTACGTCATCAGCATCATCTCTATCTTCGTCTAGATTAGTAACATCTTGAATACAGAAGAAGTGTTGGTCAAGCATACGCTGCAACTCAGCATAAGTCTTTGGTTTATTAAATTTACTAAGATCGTGTGCTGCTTCATATATAGCATCAAGTTTTTTAGCATCAATACCTTCAAGCTTAGAGGGTGACATAAATTTAGAAGCCGAATAGGTAACAAAGGCCCGACTGCCGCCCATACCTGTGCGCGATTCGCACTTGATCTTTAGGGAACAACCTTCTGCAACATCGAAAATTCTGACACCAAATTCATCAGCGTCATCTCCATCAATAGCTGAGTTAATAATTTTAGCTAACTCTTTACCGTAACGAATAGCTTTAACCTTACCTTCATTTTCTGGATTAGTAGGGTCAGTAACAATATATGCATTAACAAACCAGTTTTCCTTACGTGTGATAGGTTTGATCTTTTCCTTCTCTTCAGCAGATCCAGTATTGTAAGTCTTAAGAACGAGTTGATCAATCGGGCACTGCTCGCCGTAAGTCGAAGGACAGAGAGTAGTAACAAACTGACCTGTGCAAAGACTATTCCAGGAGTGATGATAGTAATGGTACATTGTCGATTTAGGGTCGGTAACATTAGGTACTAAACGAACAACGTAAGTCTTACCAGGTTCAAATTTCATAATCTCTTTGTAAGAAGAATCTTTCTTATCGGTCAAAGAGGCCTTAATTTCGTTAAACATATTTTTCGTGAATGTCATAGTGTTAATATTATGGTTGATATTTTGCAGAGTTCAAGTTTTTATCTACAAAAAGTTTTAGGCGAACAAAAGCTTTTTCAAGAAAAGGTCTTAGTTCTTTAGAATTCATATATCGTGTCCGGTATTCGAGAAAATTAGTTCCAAAACGCCCTAATAGGAACTCTCTTTCGTCTTTAGGCATTTCTTGTATTGTATGAAAAATATTAGGAAATTCCATTAAAACATAAGGATTAATTTTATTATGTTTAATATGATATGTCCAGATCGGTTCAATACCCTTCTCTCTGTGATAGACATAATCGTGAAGTTGAATATTATTTTTAAGACTATATTGCACTAAAAATCGAAGTGATTCTTTAATATCTTCAATTTGAGAATCAGGCGACTCTTGAAGTAATTGTTGTTTGTAAATTGTGTATGTTTTGACAGCTCTTGGAGAAGCAAAATATGATAAATCAAAATATTGAACGTCTTTATAAAGTTTATATGGAGCTATAAAATAAGTATCCATATTAACATCAGGGTACTTAGAAAAAAATACAGCTAAACGTCTTATCGAGTTATATCTAGGATCATTTTCAAAGTCAGTAAAGTCCTGTTTAAGTTTAAATGCTTTACCACGAAGTGATCGAGATACTGCTAAATGTTTATTATATATACGACGTTCTAAATCACTAATCATTTTGCTATTGATTTCTTAAACAACCGTTTGGTGTTCTTCGATTTTAATAGCGGGGGATACAATTGCAACAGGCCAAGTAAGGCTTCGTGCACACTTTCTGAATGTGTAACTTCTACAAATAAATCTCTTATTTCTTTGTTTTCTAAAATACATACAAATATCGCAGCAGGATTTAGCCTTTTATTATGAATAATAGATAGAAAAGATCCAAATTTAAACACCCCAAGAATATATTCTTTGGTGCAAACTTGACTTAAAGGGTTTGTTCTAGCATTAAAGTCATTAAGGACTTTTTCATTAAACATTTGTATGTAGAGTATTTACTACATACTACTCCATTAATCAAGGTTCTGGATCACTTTTCGGTTCTGTTAATTTCGTTAATGTATTTTCAGCTTCTTGTACGGCTTGTTGAGTATTTTCTTGCGCAAAGTGATCTGGATTAACTTCAGTAAGTGTGAGTGTTTCGTACTTAACTTTAAAGGTACAGTGACCGTAATTAACCCCGAATCGGTTTTTTTGCATACCCAAATGAATGAGTCCGAGCTCTTTGTCTTCTTCTTCCTGCCAAAGAGAGCAAATAACATCGCAAGTGGCAGCAAGGCCAATACTTTCAGATATGCCTTCCATCCCGGGTGATGCTGTGTTGAATGCTCCACGATTTAATTGTGATGCCGTAACAAACGGTATACCATATTTAAACGAAAGCGCTCTTAATTGCTCAGCAATTTCTTTAACCTCAGCATAAGAGTTTAGATTCTTTGAGGTAGGTTTGAGAAGGTTAATATAATCAATTACTACTACTTCAGGTACAAAACCTTTATGTCTTAGTTTACCAATATAACCATCAATATGACGAACCGTGATAGTCTTCGGTGCATACTCTTTAACAACAAGCTTTGAATCTAATTGTTTACGCAAATGACCGATTTGCTGTTTAAGTTCGTCGGTATAGATCTTTAACTCATTATGAGGTATTTGAGTAAGCTGAGTACTAATTCTTTTTGCGTACATAAACTCAGACATCTCAAGAGAAATAAGCAAAGTGTTCTTACCCTTCATTACCATGTTGGTAGCAAGGTTACCTAAAAAGATACTCTTACCAACGTTTACCTGACCAACAAGACAAGTTAAAGTTTTAGGGAATAGCCCTCCTTCAAGTCTCTCATCTAAGAACTTCCACCCGGTAGGAATAGGGTTATAAATCTTTGTAAGCTCTTTAATATGTTCATCAATGTCTTCAAAATACCAAGAACCGATATCTTCAGATAAAGTTATATTATAAGCCTTTTCAAACTCTTTTAAAGTCTCAGCTGGATCGGTTTTACCCTGAGCGTATTTTTCAGCTGTCTCGACAATAGTTTTATATAAACAGCGCTCTTGTAAGAATCTTTCGGTATTATTGATTAGCTCTTCTTTATTAAACTTCGTATCAAGTTCTTTAAACTTAACAGCTACTTCATTAAAAGCTTTCTTTTCTTCTTCAGAAGTTAAACGAGCTTTTAATTCAGTAGTTGTGGGACATAGGCCTCTTTCGTTAAAGAAAGAAACAATCGCTTTAAAAATTGTTTTAATGTTCTTATCACTAAAGTACTCTGGGTCAGTATACTCAATGATCGACGAGAGATACTCTTGACTCAGTAATGAGTTAAAGAGGATTATATTCTCGTAATAGTCAAGATCAAGCTTAGAAGACATCAATCAATATTATCAACTTCTTCTTCGATATCAACTGATGACTCTGAACTACCATAGCAGAGTTTATCTTGAAGAACTTCTTCAAGCTTAGGCATAACTTTAGCCCAAAACTCAGGGTTCTTTTCCAAATCTTTACGATAACCTAAAGACTCTCCTTTGAACATTACGGTACGACCTGGCTTTTCAATAACGCTAAATGCCTCAGCAATCTCAAACAAACCTGCATGCTTGTCAAGACCTGTTTTAAAATTAAGATACAACTCGGTCTTAAGGTAATTAGGTACAAATCTATTTTTAATAGTAAGTGCACCCAAAGTGACACCACTGATATTGTGAGCAATAGCAATTGACTCTTCATTAGGGTTATCAGATGTTTTTTCATTACGTGTGGAGAGCTGTACTAAAACAGAAGCAAGATAAATTGGCCCTTTACCGCCAGATTGAGTCTTAACTAACGTCGGAAACATTTCCATAGAATCGTAGACGTGGTTAGAGAAAAGAATCGGTACACGGGCTTTAGCAGCTTTATATGTCAAGACCCGCATCATTGATTTGATAGCTTTAGCTCTTTGTCCGACATCAGAAGCATCTTTACCTGAAACGGTATCGCGAATTTCTTTAGCAGAGGCTAAGTTACCTAACGAATCAATTGAAATAATGAACTTTAGGTCTGGGTTATCTGCTTTAATCACATTATCAAGAAAGGTACAAATCTGATTACGGCAGTCTTCGATAGTTTCAACAGGGTAGTACTTTGTTTTAGCTGGATCCATACCAATAGCTTCAGCTCCTTTTTTATCGACAGCAACTTCTGAATCCCAGATTACAGCAATATATCCATTCTTTTGAGCATTTGCCATAATTTTATTCATAATAAGCGTTTTACCAGTCATTGACGGACCTGAAAACCCGGTAATACGGCCTACCGGTATACCTTTGTACATCGAACCGCTAATGATTGCATTAAGGGCATAGGAACCCGTATCAATCCAATCATCGGCAGTCGATAAAGTTGATGCCTCTAGAACTGCTGCATCGGGGTTAAGGTCGTCAACTGCTTTAAAGATATCTTTAAGCCCAGAGAGTGGATTGTCTTTTTTAGCCATACCCCTATTGTGAATGACTTTTACTAGAATGCAACTTATTCGTCAAACAATTTAATAACTTCCGGGGACCCTTGAGGTTGCTGAGGAGCTGTCGGAACCGGGCCTGCAGCAAAAATTTGACGATACTGTGCTTCGAGTTTAAAATCTAACACAACGTCAACAGCTTCAGTAATATTTGCCCGATTGTAATTCCAAATAGTTCCTTCATTTCTATCTGCTAAAAATTCTTTAAAAAATAATGGAAGAATTTGAAGTTGTAATTGTCCTGTTTGTTGATTTGGTATAATGTGAACAACTGCTGGGTTTTTAATAGTGAGAGTTTTATCTGTCGTTTTATCGTTTAATCTTTCGCCGAGAATTGTTCTACCAACATTATCGAAGAATACTGCAATTTTATTTTGATCACTCATAGTTTAATATATTATGTTATATAGTTTAAAAAATCTACTGCCCCATAGCTTTTTTAGTATAATATTTTGGATTAATGAGTACAGGTGGTAAAAGATCAAACGATGTAGCTCGGCAGGGGTTAATATCTAAGGAACCGCGGCGCGAATATAATAAGGTCACACAGCACGATTCAACCTCTGGGCACTTCATAATTTCAGTATAAAGTTTTTCAGCACAAAATTCATGAAACTCATTAACCTCTCTCAACGAAACAATCTGCTTAAAAAGGGATTCAGGTTTAATAACTGAATTAAGAGTATTAATAGAAATGTAAGCAGCCCCTGTATCTTTTTGCTTTGTATGTCGGCAGCGAGAGCGTAAAGCGTTTGTAAAGAATTTATTTGCATAAAGTGCTTTATCTTCTTTAACACTATAACCGTAACCTGAATAATTCACTGCTTCAAATTCTAAATGATTTTTTTCAGCGTTATAATCAGTAATTTCAATACTCTCAAGATCACTTCCTAAGAAAGACTGAAGATCAATATAACCTGTCATGGGGAAAATTTCATTAACTTCGTCTCCTGACTTAAAGAATTTAACATCAACAGAAGTCTCTAAAGCTTTTTCTAAATCAGTTTTAACTTGAAGTTCATAGTTATGAA